GAAAATGCAGGGGTGGCGCGATTATTGTATGAGCCGTAATGAATTATTAAAAATTGCACGCAAAACCCCCGTTTCACGTGCTGTATATATATGAGGGGGAATAGTTTGTGACACTTGCAGATATGGAGCGTGCAGATAAAATCGCCCTCAAATGGTTCAATGCAAAGCGCGGTAATTTTCGGGAATTGAGTTTAATGGATGCCGAAGATTTGGCGCAAGAGATACTTGCTATATCGTTGGAAACTGGTAACTCAGACTATGAACAGATAGTTGAAGACCTATCACGAAATGGCCGAATGAGACGGACGCGCCATACAGATATGGGAATGCTTGAAGTGAGTATGGCCGACCTTTCTGATGATGAATATAGACAAGTATATAACCAAATGTATGGAGCGTATCCTGATGAGGATACGTTATAGGTTAGCGCGGGTGAATACCTTAAAAGCGCAACGATAACATGCTTCCCCTCACGGGGCCGGAGGTTAGACCCCGTTATTTTAGGAGATAAGCCTGGTTTTACAGGATATACAGGATGCCAAGTTCAGACACACAGTGGAAGCCGGGACAGTCCGGGAACCCAAAGGGTAAACCGAAGGGCAGTCTGTCACTTGTCACCATACTTAAGCGGAAGTTACAGGAGATAGACCCCGAGTGGGACAAGGAGACCGCTGAGGTACTGATAGAACAGTATATTAAGGACGCCCTCGAAAAAGGGGACGGTCAAGCTATACGTGACATGATGGACCGGACGGACGGGAAGCCTACCAACAAGCATGAGGTAGAGGGTAACTTCACGGTCATATTCGACAAAGAAGACGAGGAACTTTGACTTGTACACAAGCCCAAGCAGAAGCACGGGAACTTATCAAAACGCATCAGCATACACTCCTCTACGGAGGCAGCCGGTCCGGGAAAACCTTCCTCCTTGCCCATGGTATCGTTGTACGCGCAGCCAGGGCACCTGGTACCCGTCACCTTATCGTCAGGCACCGCTTCGCGCATGTAAAGTCCAGCATATGGTACCAGACACTTCCGGCGGTCCTCGCCGCCGATGGCGTCACGGTCAAGGAGAACAAGTCCGATTGGTTTATGACGCTCCCCAACGGTTCGGAAATATGGGTCGGCGGTTTAGACGACAAGGACCGTGTGGAGAAGATTCTCGGCAACGAGTATTCAACGGTCTATTTTAACGAGATATCACAGATAGCCTACGACGGTATTGAGGTAGGGCTCACACGGTTGGCTGAGAAATCAAAGCTAACCAATAGGGCGTATTATGATTGCAACCCACCTTCACCGTTACATTGGGCGCATAAGTTATTTATCGAGGGTATCAACCCGAAGGATGGGGAGCCTGTAAAGAATCCGGGCATGTACGCTCATATGTTGATGAACCCGGATGATAACCGGGACAACCTGCCCGAGGGGTACATAGAGAACGTACTTGATAACCTGTCTGCACGGCAGCGGAAACGGTTCAGGTATGGTGAATGGGTAAAGGCCGAGGGTGTTATATACGAGGCCTTCACCGATGCACACATAATACCGTGTCAGGATCTACCACAGATTGAACGATATGTGGTGGGTTTAGACTTTGGCTTAAACATGGCGGCGGTACTGATTGGCAGGGCCGGTGACAATATCTACGTCATTGATGATATGGGGGCGTACAATGCTACAGCTTCCGCTTTCAGTTATGAGATGGATAGTAGGTGGGATTATGATATTGCTTATTGTGATCCTGCTGGTGGTGAGCGAATACAAGAAATAGCATACGGGGATAAAGCTAATAATAGCGTGGATCCTGGTATTGACTACATCAACGCGGCCATTGAGAGTGGCCGTTTTTTTGTGTGCGAACAGGCACACGGTGTACTCGGTGAGATATACGACTATAGGCGAGATGAGAAGGAACGGGTGGTAAAAGAGAATGACCACTATATGGATGCAATGAGATACGGGATATTTTCAGAGGCCCAATACGGTGATGTGTTTGCCGGATACGTGGAGATATAAATGAGCATACTTGACATATTCAAACGGGGGGGCCGGGTTGAGAAAGGAACGGGTGACTATGGACCATTCTACAGTGAAAACATATGGAGGGACTGGTTAGACGGGAATGTATCGAATAATAACGCGATAGACCCATACCGGCAGATAGCGGTTGTGTATTCGTGCATCGATAAGATAGCAACGAATATCTCTATGACGCGGTTTGCCATACAGCAGAACGATGAGGACGTGGAGAACAATAACCTTACACGGCTGTTTGACTCACCCTATCCGGGCGTGTCGGGTAACCGGATGTGGCGGGAGATTGTGTCCAACCTCGAGCTGCGTGGTAGGGCATACCTTGTATTCCAGGAATACATCGGCGGTGTACCCGTGATGATGTGGGTCCCCAATAGTGAGCATATCAAAACGGTAACCGGCAAGGACGGGAAACCGGAAAGATACATCTACGGTTCCGGCGGGGATAAGATAACCATACCCGCTGAAGATGTATTGTTTTTCAACTACTACGATCCCGACAGACCCCTCGGTGGAATGTCACCCCTACAGGCGTTGTCGAATGAGATAGATCTGCAATGGTACGCCAATGGGTACAACATCAACTTCTTTAAGAAAGGCGGCATGCTGAAGGGCTTTTTCAATAAGAAGACGCCGGGCAGGATGTCACCCGATCAGCAGAAGGAACTCGGCAAGCGTATCGAGAACGAGGGCGGCGGGTTCAAGAATGCGCACAAGATGCCGGTACTTAATGATGTTGAGTGGCAGCAGATAGGGCTTGCACAGAAAGACATTGAGTTCTCGGAACTCATGCAGGAAACGGCGGATAGGATATATCAGGCTTTCGGTGTACCGAAATCATTATTCGGTTTTACCGACACCACGTTCAACAACATGAGCGAGGCGAAGAAGCACTTCTGGAACCAGACGCTTCTTCCGAAAATGCGCAACATTGAAAGCACGCTACAAGAGGGATTCTTTAAGCGGTTTGCGCCTAAGTTTGAAGGTAAGTTTGCAACGTGGGAGATCCCGGAACTACAGGTAGACCTACACACGGCAGCTACCACGGCGAAAGTGTTTTATGACATGGGCGTACCCTTTGCGGTTATCAATGAGCGTATGGGGTTAGAGTTTCCCGAGGATATTGAGCTGATAGACCGTACACCGATCAACCCGTTTCTGATGCCACCCGAGGAAGATGAGGACGAGGCAGAAGAGGATGTTGCGGCATCGGCCACGGTAGACCGGGAGAAGATATACCAAGAAGAAAAGATAGCCCGTAGGGTACAGCGGGAAAAGGATAGCGTATTCGACTTTGCACTACAGAAGCGTGACCACGTAGCAAGCATCAAGGTCATGGACAAGTACGAGGCACAGATGCTTCCCCTGGTCAAGCGTTTCTGGTCAGATGTATCTAAGGAAGTACACGAACTGATAGTCGGTAAGAAGGACATCATGCTAACCCCTGAGCAATTGGCTACGATAGGGAATGAGGTTGAATCCGCCGATTGGTTGAAGCTGCTACTTGCTGATGTATCACCGATACAGCGTAAGATATTCCTTAACGGTATGCGGCGCACGTACTGGGGTATGGGTGTCAACTTCAATCTACCCCCTGAACGTGCACTCACCTATTTGGCACAACGTGGGCTTATCCTGCGGGGCACGGTAGACAAGGTAAAGGATGAAATCATAGAAGCCCTTGAGGAAGGGAAGACATCCAAGGAATTGGCGAAAGAGATATCAAAGATCGTAGACAACAAAAAGCACGACGCGCAAAACATAGCGCGGACCGAGACAACCGCAGCCTATAACCACGGACGGGTAGACGGCATGAAGGAACTCGGCATCAAGAAGAAGATGTGGATTAACGCCGGTGATGACAAGGTAAGACCGGAACACGAAATAAACGGCGAGATCAGATTGATAGACGACACTTTTTCAAACGGGCAGCCGTTACCGGGGGAAGGCCCTGCATCCCTTGTATGTAACTGCCGTTGTACCGTAGGGAGCGTATTAGAATGATTACCAAGTCAGGAGAAAAAGCAAGTAGCCGAGAGGCTACTTTTATTTTGTCCACAGAGGATGTCGACCGGGATTCAGACATTATCAAACAGGACGGTTGGGAGTTTGAGAACTTCTGGAAGAATCCCATCTTGCAGGTAGGCCACGATACAAGCAAGTTCCCGGTGGGCAAGTTCACGAACATCTACACACAGGACGGCGTAACTTACGGCACTGCACAGTTCGCCGAGAAGGGCACCTCCGAGGTAGCCGACCTTGCCTATGATCTCATACAGCAGGACATCCTTCGGTCGGTGTCGGTTGGCTTCCGCGGGAAAGGCGAAGCGAACGACTACGGCGGGATTACCTACGATGAGCAGGAACTACTCGAGGTATCCCTTGTCAACATCCCTGCGAATCAGAACGCGCAGGTGGTAGCCAAGGAATACAGCGAGGAAACGAAAGACGTGATTTTCAAAGACTACGAAACGAAAGAAGAAAAAGCCGTTGCCATTGCAGAGGACGACGAATCAGAGGACGAACCGGTAGAGGACGTAGGTGCCGAACCGGAAGCGGCCGTGGATGAGCCGGAGATCAGCGATGAGGCAATGGAAAAGATAAGGAGTATTTTGAATGGCTAACATAGACGATGCCATGAAACTCATGGCTGAGAACATTGCTAAGATTTCCGAGGATGTGAAGACATTCAAGGAACACGAGGACGAGATACGGGCAGAGGTGCGCGAAGAGAACGCGAAGGCTGCCGCGAAACTTGACAAGAACATAATCGAGGAAGTGAAGGAAACCGGCGATGCAAAGGGCCGGGAGTACAACATCCTTGACGCAAAGAAAGACTTTAACAGCGGTAAAACGCAGCCCTTTCCGGTATGGGACGAGAAGACTTACGACGACTTCGGTAAGTTCATCATAGCGGGTAAAGCCGGTGATATCGAAACCGTCAACAAGATCCACAAGGACTACGCGGGTAAGGCGGCCGGTCCGTACACAGAGACTACCACTGCCGGTGGTTATCTCCTGCCCACGGGATTTATCCCTGAGCTGGTACGGTTGGAGTATGTGAAATCCATGGCTTTGCAAAAAGCCCGCGTGATTCCCCTTCCTGCCGGCGGCGGTGCATCCTTTGTGATGCCGAGCCTTACGACTCAGGCTGCTGCTAACTGGGGAACGATCAATACCGCAATTGGTGATACGGTCAATGTGTTTGGTCAGGTAACACTGACTCCCGAAAAGATGGTAGGTCTTTCGAGCTGCCCGAACGAGCTGCTTAGAGACTCACCCATGGCGGTGGCACAGATAATCACCGACGAATGGACCGAGGCTTTCGCGCTCAAGATTGATGAAGAGTTCTTCCAGGGCGACGACTCTGACACCGCGAATCACCAGTTCGATGGTTGGGAGTTCAAGGCTAGCGTGCACGATACCGCAGGCGATACGGGCGACTCTGCCGCAGGTGCTTTGACTCTTGCCAATCTCGTCACCGTGATGTCCCTGCTTACTACTCAGGAACTCATCGGAGCTGAGTGGTTTATGCATCCGTCCACATGGGCGCAGGTGCGCGGCCTTACTGGTGGAAGTTCTGCGAATGACCACCCGTACGTTTCCGTTGACGGACCGTACAAGTACAACTTGTTCGGGTACCCCGTGAGCATAAGTGACAAGGCTTCTGCTTCCTATGCGAGCATTGCCGCTGATAGGGCAATCTTGTTCTTTGGTAATCCGAAGTACATCTACATCGGAATGATGAACGACCTTCGGGTTGATAGTTCCGAGGCGTATAAGTTCAACTACGACCAGACGGTATTCCGGGCAATCCAGAGACTTGCGATAGCGGTAGCCCTTCCGGGTTCGCTGTCCATGCTTACCCGTGGTGAGGCTGCAGGCTGATAATCCGGCCCCCCTTCGGGGGGGCTTTATTTTGGGGGAACTATGAAATGCATTGTACAGCGTATGTGTTGGCCCGATGCTGACACCGTATGGAAGCCCGGCCAGGTGGTCGAGGTTGACGCGGAACAATACGCGCTATTGAAAGATTTTCTGAAACGCACAAAACCGCCGAAGGTGGAGAAGGTTGTAGAGGATGTCACTGAGAAGTAACGCCCTGTGTACGATAGATCAGGTCAAGGATTACGCGGGGGTAAAAGACGATCATAAAAACGACTCGTTGGAACTCTACGTGAACGCAGCCTCGGCCATGGTTGATGAGTACTTGGGCTATGACCCGATGACACAGACCTATACCGAGGAGGTGTACGACGGCAACGGGACGAAGTGTTTGATAACCAAAGCGCGGCCTATCACGGCGATTACTACGCTGTTGTGTGACGGTGACACGGTAGATATAGACGATTTCGTCAACCGTACGTGGTACATAGACGGCGATGATTATGTGTTCGTCCGTGGTAACAGCAATTATAAGCTGACCTATACGGCGGGTTATTCATCCTCAACGATGCCGGTGAGTATCACGCTTGCCTGTATCAAGATAGCGGCGATGATGACGAAAGAGGACGGGCGCACGGGTAGCTTGGGAACATCAAGTATATCACACGGTGATGGTTCACGGACGTTTGTAGAGTCTACCTATGATTCAATACTAAGCTCAATCTACGAGTACAAGCGGTTATATGGTTGAGTACGGTATAGACCTTGACGCCCGGCCGGTAGCAAAGCAGCTACAGAAGATAGGCCGGGATATGCCGCAGATAAACCGGGGGATTCTCGGGCTGTTGGCCGAACAGGTTATCACGGATTCACAGAGTAAGTATCTACGGGGTAGGCCGGGGCTGAAACGGCAAACAGGTAAGTTGGCGCAATCCCTTACTCACAAGGTTGGAAATCAGTGGGTAGATATAGGGACGAACCTTATCTATGCGGAGATCCACGAAAAGGGCGGGACGATAAAGCCGAAGAACGGGAAGTACTTGAGATTTCAGATAGACGGTAAATGGATAATGGCACGTTCGGTAACCATACCGGCGCGGCCATATCTCGGACCACCGATCAAGGATTTATTTGCATCGGGTAAAGCGGAACTGATAGCAGACCGGGAACTACAACGACAATTTGACAGGCGGGACTAATGGCAGGTTATTCACACACAGAGGACGTACTCAACGGGCTCAAGGATTTCATTACCGATAATTACGAGACCTATATAGACGAGATCCTTTCTGACAAAAGTAATGACCTTGTCCTCCCCGTGCCCACGTCTAACGATGTAATTATTGGGTATGTAGATCCCGAGCTGCACGACAATTACCCGGTTGTTTTCCTGATGCCCATGGAAGACAAGTATGATGTTCTCTCGATGGGTAGCGACAATTTAGAAGTAACGGCTGCGGTGTGGTTAGTAATCGCGGGGTATGAATCTACGACACTGACCACTCAGATTATGCGGTATGGTGCGGCGTTTAGGAATATGTTTCGTGCCAATTGGACACTCGGTAATACGGTGGACGAGATAAGCACGGACACAATCAACTATTTCCCCGAGTGGGGCGCAGACAGCGAAATACAGGCGGTTCGAGTAACCGTCAAGATTATAAAGGAAATTGTAAACTAAGGAGTTTTACATATGGCTATTATTGCTGGACAGGGTGCCAGACTCCAAATAGGCAAAGGCGACACTTGGGGAGAAACGGCGGCACCTACTCTTGAACTGACATTTACGTCAGAAGATTTAAAATACATACCCAACTACATCGAGGAAGACGCGCTTGTTGCGGGTAAAGCCTCAAGCGGTATGGATCCCTCGGGGGAGAAGGTAGAGGGTTCGTTCTCGGTTATCTGCAAGCCCGACGAGGTTGGATTGCCGATTGCCCTATTGATGGGTGATGATACGGCGGCAGTTTCTGGTGACGGGTACTCACATACGATGATACCGGTAGCGTCTAACTCTACCAGTTCGCTTGAACCGTTTACGCTTGTGGTAGACCGGAAGGTCAATACCTTCGGGTATAAAAGCTGCAAGATGAACTCGGCCACGTTTGAGGCGTCACCGAATGATTATCTGCGGGCAACCTTTGACGTCATAGGATACGACGAGGATAACGGCGATACGCTGAACACGGGACTTTCTGAGTCCTCGCTTTCGGGGTACCAGTTCAAGCACGGCTCTGTAGAGATTGCAGATACCGCTATTGCGGACGTTATCTCTTTCAGGTGGACCCATAACAACAACTTGGAGAACGACCGGTATACCATGGGTTCGGGTGACAACATGGCG